GAAAATCTAAAAATAATTCAATTATGTACTCTTTTTTATGTCTATGATATACTTTCAATGGATATATCTATACATTCTCTTAGCATTCTATGATACCTCTATGTAGGTATTTTGAGACTGTAAGGCAATAGTAGCGTAATAGTTCTATATAACATTATAAAAATAGTACATAATCAAGTTAAAAATACAAATTACAAAAACTTTCTGAAAATCTAAAAATAAATCAATTATGTACTCTTTTTTATGTCTATGATATACTTTCAAGGGATATATCTATACATTCTCTTAGCATTCCATGATACCTCTATTCAGATCTTTTTGCTTCTGTATGTAAATATATTTGTCAAATAATATACTATTATCTACAAAAAAATGAGACCATGATAAAATATGATTTTATCAACAATTAGCAATGAATTTCTATGAAGTAATTGACATTGTCTTTGATAAGCTTTATGAAAAATATGGCTTCAATGATGATATAATACAAAACAAGCAAGAGTTGCTTCATGTGTATGATAATGAGAATAAATGGAGAGCTGCTGAAATATACAAGGCCATTAAGCCTAAGCACTGGTTTATAGATGAAAAGGGTTGTATCAAGTCAGTTCCTATATGAAAACATTTACCAAAACCTTACACAATATAAAAAAATGATATGATAAATACTCATAAATAAGTATCAGATGAATAGACAAGATTTGATTGCAAAATGCAAAGAACATGGTATCAAAAACTATAGTAAAAAAACAAAAGAAGAGCTTATAGAGCTTGTAAATAATATTACAAACCAACATATACATCTTAAACCCTTGATAAAATGGAGTGGTGGTAAGTCAGATGAAATCAAGACATTTGAAAAATATTTTCCAAGAGAATATGATTTGTATATTGAACCATTTATTGGTGGTGGCTCCGTATATTTCCATCTCTCACCACAACGGGCAGTTATAAATGATATACACAATGACTTGGTAGATTTGTATAGAAGCATTGGTAGTGGATATGCAAAGGATATTTACGATTTTATGCAAGCAAATGCTAATGATGAAACTACTTATTATAGAATTAGAGATCATATGCAAGTCACTACCCCTTTAGAAAACGCTCAGAGGTTTTATTATCAACGCAAAACTTGCTTCAGAGGAATGTTGAGATATAACAAAGACGGAAAATTTAATATACCATTTGGTAAATATAAGCAGATCAATTACTCAGATTTGTTGAATGAAAACTACCATTCATTATTGGCTAGAACAGAAATACTAAATCAATCTTATCAATACATATTTGATAATTACAATGATGAAAATACATTTATGTTCTTAGACCCTCCTTATGATAGTGAATTCACAGATTATGGATACTGTCAGTTTGGAAAAGCAGACCAGGAAAAATTAGCACAATGTTTCAAGGAAACAAAAAACAAATGCCTTATGATTATTGGTAAAACTGATTTCATTGTAAATCTTTACAAAGATTATATTGTAGATGAATATGATAAGGCATATAAGTTCAAATTATATGGTAAAAGAATAGGGGATGAAATAAACACCAAGCATCTTGTAATTAAGAACTATTAGATATAGAGAACATTTCACATGCTAACATGTTAAGAAATTTCTTATAGTTGCTTTCATTACCAAAAGATATACAAGCACCTAGATTTTGCAAGTATTCATCTACTCCAACAACATTATCTTTGATACATTCATATTTTTTACATACCTGTTTAGGCATCATATTTTGGGTACAATATCTCAATCCTACAAGATACATTTCTATTGTATATTCTGGGTACAAAACTTGCAGCTCTTTTACAATATCACTGCATTTCTGAGATGTAGATTTGCATTTTTCAGTATCAAGATATAGATTAGATTTCAATTCTGCATAATAGACTGTTTTTGTGTTTTCACAACAAAACAAATGGTCTTTTTCTTTTTTCCCTTTTTCATTTTGCTGTTTGATATCTGATAAGCTTTTGTTTTTATCAAGAATAACATCTCTCAATACTTTTTCTATGCCTGTACCAATCTTGATACAGTCTGATTGTGATAATTCTCTATCTATCAAATAAGAAAGTGAATTGAAATCTTTTGCTTTGTTTGAGGTACATTTTTTTACATACTCATTTTTCTTGATGATATCATCTAAATATCTGAAATCATCAGTTATGCTACAGCATATGTTGAAATCATTTACAAAAGCGTCTGTTTCAGTTGCCATGGTTATCTTACCTTGGCACTATCTTAAAGAAAGAAATATCAATTTTATGAATTATCACAGTGCAATAGAACATTTTTTGTAAATTAGGTAAGTTTTGTAGCATTCTGTTTCTTTTGCCCCCAATATTTCTTGATGCCATTTTCTTCATCATCACTAATCAAAGATTTTTTATTTGCATCTATGATGGCCTTTATTCTTTCAGCATCTTTTAGTAGTCTATTGTATTCTTGCATTTCTTCTGGTGTCAAGGGTCTATTCTCTTCTTCTGCCCGAACATTCTTAGGAACCATGATATAAGCACCAATAAGCGTACAAATATTTCTGCGTGATATTGGAGGTGTACCCTTGATTATCACGTGTTGATTGAAAGCAGACGAAAGAGAACATAGAATAGATAATAATATAAATTTCAGAAGTTGCATCCTGAGTATTATGATAGCCTTTGGTTTACACCCTTGAAGATTTAAAATGAGACATTTTTATATACTTTATTTAGAATGTCTAAACATAAAAGTACTGATTACAAACAAACTGCTGTTAAATACTATTTGAAAGGTAAGAAGAGTAGCTTGGATGAAGTTTGTCATATCTTTAATTGTTCTCCTAAATCTTTGTATAGATGGTAAAAAATACAAGATGATAAAAACATTACAAAGAAAAAACAGAAAACCTATATCTTACAAAATCACTAAACAACATCTTCAATATGCTATTAGTTTGTTAAATAAAAACGAACAGATTACTATGAAAGAATTACATTCAAAAGTTCAGAAGAAGTACAAAACCTTCAATATTACTTCTCAACATTTAGGTAAAGTCATAAGAGATAATAACATCACTAGAAAAAGAACTAAACATAAACATTATCCAAAAATTAGACATAAAACTCCAACCAATCTGAAGGAAGATTTAAGAAGTTTTTATGATGAAGTAAGAAAGTATCCTATCAATAAAATAATTTGTTTGGATGAAACTGCTATACAACCTACTATGATAAAAGAATATAGTAGATGTTATCTTGGCAAAAGATGTATTGTTAGGTCAGATGATAACTATGTTTTCAAAAGCTTTACATTATTATGTGCTATTTCAAGCTCTAAATGTATAGGATATAAGCTGTATGAAAAGGGTGGAACTACAAAAGAAAGATTTGTAGAGTTCTTACAGAAAAATGTATTTAACAAATACAAAAATTACCTTATCATATTAGATAATGCAGGTAGTCATAATAATGATTATGTAAAACAAGCAATTATCAATAGTGGTAATAAATATTTATTTTCAGTTCCATATAATCCACAAGTAAATGCAATAGAGAACTGCTTTAGTCAGCTTAAGCATTATCTCAAGCTTAATAAAAGACTTTTGAAATATGATGAATTAAACAAAGCAATCAAAAAGGCTATTGGTAAAATTAGAACATCACAATATGCTAACTATTTTTATTATGCTTACAAAAAAGAGGCATTCAAAAACCTTATCAGAAAGCAATCAACCTTAAAAAGAAAACTAAAGAATTATAAGGATTAAGTGATATAATAGAATAACTATGAACTTAAAAAGCATCTTGTATAGAGAAGAACAAGAAGAAATAATAGAAAAGATTATAGACATATTACAATTAGATGAAAATTATAGTATAACATTATATGATTTGGATAATGATATTGAAAAACAAAATAAAATTATGGATATGATACCAGAAATAAGAAATTTCTTTAGTTTTTCTACCGTCATAGGAGCATCAGAACCTAATAAAGCAAAAAGACCTTATTTATCAATTATCAAACAATTATGTAAAAAGAAATATGATATATCAGTGCAAGATTGTAGATTGAAAATATATGGAAATGATGTTAGGAGTAAGAGATATGTTTTTGTTTTGAAATAACAATATTAACATTCACAACACCATTTTAGGAAATTATTAAGCAATAATCTTTTAGCATCAAATACTTCATATGGTATATATAAACAATCATAATGATTATCCTTTGTAGTATGAACTTCGGACAATTGTTTAATTTTCACCATATTTGATGAAACAAAGTTATTATATGCTATTGGAATATTGTTGTGATGGTTTTTCATAATAATTATATTTTTATAACCTAATTGCTGTAATTTAGCAACTTGTCTATTGATATCAGAATTATATTTAATTATTATCAATCTGATATCTTTGTTATACTTGTTTGGTATTTTTTCTCCACATTTATCATTTGTTATGTGTATGAAACTTTTCACAGGAAGCAAACAATTTAGCAAGTTTGTAATCCAATTTGTAAATGTTTTGTTTCGTGGTTATGAACTCTCTTTCTTGAAGCAAGTAGATATATTCAGATATTATATCATAATGTTGTCAAAACTTTATATAAAGTATCAATTTTTCTTATTTTCCTATGTATAATCTATTTGGCGTTAGATTATTGAAAATAAAAATGTACTTAAAGAATAGAAACTTAAATATAATTATGAATTCTCTTGGAGATAAAAAGCCTCCTGACAAGCATTTAGACTATTTCAAATGTGTCAAAGTGCCATTAAAGCATATTGTGAAGCATCCTGAAATCAATATACCTAAAATTACAAGTGCTGTAGTAAGATGTAATAAGATTGTTATCAATACATTAATGTTTATGAAGCTTTATTTATTAGACTACTTTGAAAAGAATAATTCATTACCTGCTATTGATAGACTATTTGTTAATTCTTGTATGAAGATAATGTGCAAGGAAACAATAAATGGAAGACCTCCTAAAAAAGAAGTAAAAGAGCTGAAGGAACAATTAATGGCATTTTACAATACTGATTTCAAGCCTTTCATTCAAGAAGAAGCATTAGGTTATACACACCTCAATAATGTATTAGAATACCTTACAATAAGTCTCATTACTATGTATGAGAATAACATAAAATTGCATTATGTTGAATATGTAGAAAGATACATTAATGTAGTTTGGAAAAAGAAGGATATGATTAGACAGATAAAAGAAGAACATATTGATACAGGAATTCAAACAAACTTAATAAATGAGTTCTGTAGGCAGTTGAGAAAAATAAAGCTTGATATATTAGATGTTTCAAATGTCTATAAGTCTGATGAAAAATATCATAGTTGGATTAAAGAAGTAAAGGTTTACATAACTCCTAATAAGGAAAAATACCAAAAAGACAATTTGTATTATGACTTACAATGCACTCCTCAAGAATATTTATCTTGCATGATAAGAATGATGAAAGAGGTTGAAAAAGAAGGAGTTATGATTTATAATGTCTTTCCCATGCGTAATGATATCATACCACATTCAATCAAATTGGATACTACAACATTAGTAAATCTTTTATTTACTGATAAACAAGGTAAAAAACATAATTATCTTACAGAAGGCAATTTAAAGAAGAATGAAGATAAAATATGGAACTTCTTCTTTAGAACTGAAAGAAAATGTTTCAATAAACCTAAATACTCTTTTCATCATATGATTGAAACAGATGGGGTAAGTGCTTCTATTCTAATGTTAAGGAATGATATGATTGGTAAAAGAATACCAAGCGCTAAATTAAGTCTTAACACAGAGCAATATATAGATGAACTGAAAGATTATAGTAGTATCAAAAATAAGAAAATAGTTGCAATAGATCCTGGAATGTCTGATATTATTTATTGTGTTGATAATGATGACAAAGATGCTAATGAGTTCAGATATACACAAGATAGTAGAAGAAAAGAATGCAAACTAAAGAAGTATTCAAAGTTGATATTGCAATTCAAGAAAGAAAAAATAGATGGAAAAAGCATAATACAACATGAAACAGAGCTTTCAAAGTTGAACAGAAAAACTCTTAACATAAATGCTTTCAAAGAATACATCAAAGCAAAAAGCTTACTTAATCATAAGGTTTATTCTTTCTATCAAAGGTTCATCTTTAGAAAGCTTAAATTAAATGCTTATATCAATAAGAAAAAGCACGAACATAAAATGATAAATAAGTTCAAAAAGGTTTTTGGTACTCAAGAAGATGTAATAATAGCGTTTGGAGATTGGGAACAAAAACAACATATGAAATATAAAGAACCAACAAAGGGTAAAGGTATTAGGAAGCTTTTTAGAGAGAATGGTTATAAGGTATATCTAGTTGATGAGTATAGAACAAGTTGTATGTGCTCTAAATGCTGTGAAGGAAAATGCGAAAAGTTTATAACAAGAGAAAATCCTAAACCTTATAAGAAAGGTAATATTCTCGTACATGGGGCACTCATTTGTAAAAAATGTAATGCTGTGTGGAATAGAGATGTAAATGGAGCTACAAATATATTTAGGATAGTAAAAAATATAATAAATAAAAAGGAAAGACCTAAATATTTATGTAGATAACATAATAAAGTAATACTTCAGTTAAAGTTGTCGCTTTAACAGAACCAAAATATACATAGTTCTGAAATGAACTAACCTTTTAGATTTTTTTGACATACAATATCTCATTTTAAATCTTCAAGGGTGTATATGCTCTTTTTTTATACATATAAAGTTTTATCATCATAATATAGATAATAATATGTTGCTGAAAGTTTATAGAATATTATTTAGTCTTGCTCTCTTAAGTGCTGTAGAAGCTTTTACTCACCCTATTATACCACAATTGCGAAATACTAGAAATAGTATCAGTATGCAAATGGATAGGAGAGAGATGGTTGCAAAGTCTCTTCTCTTGGCAAATATACCTATCATTAACAATGTAGCGAATGCTTTTACAGTAGATGAAATAAATAATATTGATTTATTTGATAAACTTACACCATCCGTTTGTTATATCAGCACTGAATACAAGAATATTGCTGAAAAACTAGAAGTTGATACAACAAATATCCCAAAAGGAGTTGGGACTGGGTTTATTTGGGACAAAGAAGGGCATATTGTTACCAATTTTCATGTTATCAATAAAGTTGATAAGGCTTTAGTGACTTTGACTAACAAGAAAGGAGAAACAAAAGAATATATTGCCAAGCTTTCTGGTGTGGATCCAGATAAAGATATTGCTGTTATCAAAATAGATGTGTCTTCTGCAGATGGGATGCAGCTACAGCCTATTGCTGTGGGAACAAACAAAGATATCAAAATCGGTCAATATGCATTTGCAATTGGTAATCCTTTCGGTCAGGACCACAGTTTCTCCATGGGAATTGTTTCTGGTAAGAATAGAGAACTCACTGCACCTACTGGAAGGAAAATTAAGGACATCATTCAGACTGATGCTGCAGTCAATCCAGGTAATTCAGGTGGACCTCTTGTAGATACTGCAGGTAAACTCATTGGTATGAATACAGCATCCATGGGAATGGGTGTGTCTTCTGGTGTTAACTTTGCTGTCTCTGTAGATATGATTAGCAATACAGTGAATGATATTCTGCAAAATGGCTCAATACAAAGAGCTATCCTTGGTATCGCATATTTAGAACGTCAGCCATCGCGGCTTGAAGCACAGAAATCAGGCTTTCCTTATGTTGAAAGAGGTATCATTGTTTTAGATGTTCCTACATCTTCGCCTGCTTTTGCAGCTGGTCTAGTTGGTATCAGAAAGAAGACGGATATAAAAGAATTGAAATTAAAATCTATGAATATATCAAATATTTTAGGGGATGTTATCATTGGTTTGGAAAATTATACAATAGATAAACCATCTGACCTGCTGAATGCTCTAGACCATTTCAGACCAAATGACAGAATAAAACTATTTACATTGCGAGGCGAAGAAAGAAAACCTCAAATTATTGATGTAACGCTTGGCTCATTTGAATTGAATACATTATCTGGAATGGAGACTGAAAAAAAATTATTGCAAAAGTCGCATAATGGACTGAAAGGACCTACTGTGCCTCTTGATATACCATTGAGAGACATAGCACCGCAAGTTGTACCAAGATTACCTGAAACATTTTAAGCATCATTTTTACATTGACTTTATGTTATCATAGAGGTCATAATCATTCACTTGTGTGTTTGTCAATAACTTGTCAATAACATTATCTTTCTTGAGGTCTTGGAAAAGCTCATTCCAATCAGAACCTTGATATTCATTCCCTGTGGTAAATAGACTACCTTTGATGGGTTTTTTCCTGACTTCTTCCATACTCTCAGGCTTCCTATCTTTGTATTCTGAACCAAAGAAACACTCTTCGATGGTCTTACCTAAATTGGTACATTTTTGCAAACTATCCTTAACATCATATGGCTGTGTAGTATCTCTATAGTATGCTTCAAAAGTAGTCCTAGCAGTGCATGGATTGCTGACAGATTGTATGCAAATATTCGCCAGATCAGTTCTAGATATCATGCCAGATTTTGTAAAATCTTGGTTAAGCTCTATTTCTTTTGCTCCACGATTATCTCCATTAAATAAATATCCAATTCTTACAATAGTATAGTCAACATTCTTAACGTCTTTGTAAGTTTTACGAAGAATGTTTTCACCAGCTTGTTTTGTCATGCAATTTTCACATTCAATGCCACTTATTTTGTCAATATCACCTGAATCTACTTGACATGACCGGCAAGATGCTGAAACATAAACTAGTCTAGGAACAGAATTTTTAATACATGATGTAGCTACATTTTGTAGAGCATTGATATCAATATCCTCATAATTTTGAAACTGCTCTGTATCAGTTTTGAAATACCTATATTTCTTTTTTGCATTGGCTAAAAAGATTACAGCTGACATTCCTTTTACAATGTCATCTATTTTTGAACTGTCTCTAATATCTACCTGCATGTGTTCTATATATTTTTTAGTCTCTGCATCAAAATCATATTCAGGTTTTCTAGATACTGCTCTGACATATTTTTTATTTTCTGCTAACAATTTAACACATTCTCTACCTGTTTCACCATTAGCTCCTATAATACATATTGGTTTATTTTGTTGCTGAGATAAAATAAAAGCAGATGGAACAAGTAATGCACTCCGTCTATCAACATACAAGGTATTTAGATGAAAACTGAAACTATAAGACAGCAAATCAAAAATTAGAATACTTGACATCAAATATCGTAGCATTTGTGGAGTAGTTTGAACTTATACTATATAAGAAACAATAGCTTTATATCTTTGAGAAAAATAATATACCTATAGTGTAAAAATGACATATTTCACACCCTTGATAATGTTTGATGTCATTACAAATTATATTTATCTTTCTTCAATCGTTTCTCAGCATAAAATAGGTGGGTATAACCTTCACAATCACAGCATTTTTCATAAACTGCAAGCAGAAAATAAATATAATAAATGGAAATATATATTGCAGCAAAATCCTATGAAAAAAAATAAATAATCATGAATATTTTTTAGCTTATCATCATATTATGAAGAGAGAAGATATATTTTGATAGCTTCTTGAAAAAAATATTTTTATTTGTAATAACATAAATAACACACTATTTTTGCATGATAGACATCAAACGAACCTAAAATATTTCAGCTGGAATATTTAAGATTAGATTGATATTTATTAGGCAAAATTATCATCATTCTCTCATCAATTTCATTTGGGTGTATGTTGCTGGATGCATCCTATACAGGATACTAAGTTATATGAAAGTTGCCTTTCATTTAGCTCATCAATTTCATTTGGTT